ACAAGAGCTTCACTACCTACAGTCCACTTATCAGTAGTCTCATCCCATACAAATGTCTTGTTTGGCTGTGTGCCACGCTCAATCTCAATACCACCATTCTGAGTAGGTGTTGCACCTGTAAAGTTAGAGTTGAGTACAATCTGGTTATCAGCAATGTTTACAGTCTCAGTATTGATAGTAGTAGTTGTACCAGATACTGTAAGGTTACCATTAATAACAGCATTACCAGAAGCAGTTACGTTGTTAAATACAACATTTGATGTAGTACCTACGGGCTGTCCAATAGAGACAACACCACCAGCAATACCTACACCAGTACCTGCACTAAAGTGATTTCTCACCTCTGTAGCAGAAGGGCCAGTGTAAGTGATGTTACCATTTGAGTATGTCAGGCTACCGTCACCGCCAGCGTCTGTTACACCAATAGCAGCTTTAACTCTGGCGTCTGTGTAGTAGAGCTTAGTACCTTCAGCAAGGCTGTTTGTAGTGTGGTTACCCAAAGAAGATACAGTGCCGCTAAGAGTACCTGTAATTGTACCAGTAACACCTAGAGTACCACCAATGTTTACGTTTCCTGTGTTAACTGTAAGGTTACCTGCAGATACAGATGTGTTACCTGTTACAGCTAGAGTACCACCAACGGTAGCGTTAGTAGCTACAGCTAAAGAACCCTTAGCAGAAGTGTTAGCACCGCTTAGAGCTAAAGCCTCTGTTGTACCAGAGTAGACGGACAATTGGTTAGCATTGTTTACAAGTCTACCAAAGTCTACACCACCATCTTTAAGATATACGTCACCACCATCTGCATCTAGAACAATATCACCAGCTACATCAAATGTAAGGTTACCAGAAGCTACATCATACTCGTTATCTACAATAGTAGTGAAACCAGAAACACCTACATTAAGTGTGTCTGTGCTTACTGTACCATCAAACCAAGCATCCTTAAACTGAGCAGCAGCAGAGCCAAGGTCAATGGTATTAGTACCTTTAGGTAGTATGTTAGTTGTACCTACAATAATATCTTGTGATGGCCCTACCTTAGTGACAGGAGAGCCATTCCCTGGGGTGCCATCATGTGTGTGACCACTAATGGCATTAAAGGAATCCTCAACAGCGTTAAACTCGCTATCAAGGTCATCCGCATCAATTACGTTACCGTTAGCAATGTTGTTTGCCGTATCTTGGCGTGTGTAACCTACCATAAGATAGCTTCCTTATTATTGTCTGTCATTCTGGGTGTACTCTAAGAGTACTGTATCCAGTGTAAATGAGGGGTTTGTTGAGTTGTCTTCAATGCGAATTGAAATAGTCTTTCCTGATCCAATAATCTGGTTCTGATAAACCTTGTCTAGAGATCCACCATAAGTAGCCTGACTGTATGTAGCAGTAACAGCACCATAAAAGAATACAGACAGTCCAGAGCTAGATACGCTAGTAGAGGCTGGCTGGATAAGGTTTTGATTATTAGAGCGAGTAAAGTCATACTTTACAGATAAATCAATATCAAAAGCCCCTCTAGGGTCAATATAAGATGTTAACTTATAAAAGGTCTTACGCATCTGTGGATCAGAGATAGGCATATAGGGAGATTCGTAAATAGCTTCAATAGGTTCTCCATCAAAGCTAGAACCCTGTTCCATAACGTAAAGATAACCTGTCTCGTTAGCAAAGACAATAGTCTCACTTGACTCTGTATACTTAGAGTCTGCTACAAAAGCTTTGATACCAGAACACTCACCCCAAGCCATGTCTGTTGAACCTTGGTTGGAGAACTTTGTAACCAACAACCCACGAGCAACCTTAGACTGTTCTGACTCTGTATATGCAAAGATACGATACTGAGCCTTCTCTCTAACTACAATAGAACAGAAGTTAGACGTACTCTGAGCAAACTTGTATACGTCATCAGCAATAGGATCAGAAGCTACTTCAAGTGCAAAGTCACCAATACGATCTGTAGCACCAAGGAGTCTAATACCATCTGGAGACATATACATAATGTCACCACCAACTTCTTGGATAGTGTCAGGGTCTAGACAACCAATGCTCTCTGTAATAGGATTAAGCTGGAAGTCAGAAATAGTGCTACCAGTAAGTCTTTGGATCTTGTTGCGGCTAAAGATGATTAGCTGATCACGGAATGCAATAAGACCTGTAATCTTATGGCTTACGTTAATAACACCACCACCATTAGCAGAGCTAAAGTCTTGCGAAGATGAAGGGGCAGAGAAGTATAGGTTTGAACCTTTAGAGAAGAACACAGTATTCTTAAACACTGCAACCTGCTCAGACCCTTCAAGATCTGTATTAGAGTTAATGAAGGTTAATGTATCTGTAGCATCTTCATACAGGGCTGGGTAATTAAAGGAATCTACAAATACTACATAGTGACCTGCGCCAAAGTTATACTCAATAGATCTTACTTTAGACCCAGCTAAAGCTGCAGCACCTACGGAAGTCCAGCCATTACCAGATGACTTATAATACTCTGTAACAGATCCATTGTTACGTGCAGCTAAGTATTCACCTGGGTTAACAACTTTAACAGCCAGTACACGCCCCACGCCTGGGATGATGTTAGGATCTACTTTAGTATAACCCTGTAGCTTGGAGTAACCGCCAGAACGAGCAGGTTCAAAGTTCTGCAAGATAGTAGCAGAACCTACGGCATTAGCACCCTGCTGGAGAGGGCTGAGATTAGAGATGAGACCACCTTTAAACTCAATAGGGAATGTCTGCCAATTAGTAGCCATTAGAAGTGTACTCTTGTATCTCTAAGGTATTCAGTGCGGTTGATGTTAATGGAACGCATGTTCTTAATGCCATCAGCAAACTTACTTTGGGATAGTTGTGCAGCTTGAAGATCTGAGCGGAATACATAAGCATAATACATTGCACCGTCTACTACAACGTGGCGATACTGCTCAGGGATAACAGGGACATCTGCAGCCTTCTGCATGTCTACGCCATTTCTGTAGTACTCGTATACTACTTCGTAGGCTGCGTTAGGAGATGGAACAAAGAGCAACTCACGGCTTGGCGCTCTAACAACGTATCTTGGAACACCTCTAGCAGATTCACTAGAGTTATACTCATAGTCCACATATTTGTCAAGATAATCTTCATAGTTTAACAGTTTTAACTTTACTGTAGGTACATTAAGCGCCGTATCTCTTTTAATACGGAAGCTATTCATATTAATACTCTTACTATCGTAAGGCATACTATAACGTACTTCACCCGCTGTTAAGGTTTCTTCTTCTTCAGCATGGTTCCAAGGCCATTCAAACTCTTCTTGGTGAATGTGTCTAATAGCTGCGTTAACAGCATCCTTAGTAAGGTTATAGTAACCCTGTGCGCCAGCAAAGTTTGTTGTAGTTAGTTCTACTTCGTTAAGGCGTCTGTTAACGTCATTAACTAGACCAATAAAGTCATATGCCATTCTTACTTCTCCTTAACACGTAGATAGATAGAGCGCTCATACTGTAGACCCTCTACTGTAGTGACCTTACAAGTAATAAGATACCTGACGTTATTAATGCCAAGGGAGAGTCTGATTGTAGATATACTCAAGGTGTTAGTCTTCTGAACCATCTGCAAACCGTTAACTACATCAGCAGCAGACACCTCAGTCTTAACACCATTAGCATCATCAATATACCAAGTAACACCAGAGATGTTATCATCACCCAAGAAGCGTGACCAATCTACATTGAAGTCAAGTATCTCATCTTTATCTTTATCAGGCCACTTATATGACATTCATGTATTCCTTATGCTGCAATACGAACTACTCTGTCCGTGTTTGTAGCCTCAATGTATATGGTTCTTTGTGAAGGATCTGCTGGTATAGAAACAGTAAAGCCTTTAACCGTAGGCTCTACGTATACAACCCTATTTCTGCTGTAGCTATCTTTGATAAGCTCATAGTTAAACTGAACAGCTTGAATCTCAGGTCTTCTAGCATAGATGTTTAGTGGTGGTGAACTAATCTCAAATACGTTTGTAGTTCTTGTATCTACTGTATTAGTATTGCTGTTAGCTGCTACACCTGTAGGGATTGTAACAGCTTTAGCTATAACACTTGTATTACCTACAGTAATGCTTAGCGCTGGGCTGTTTATCTGTGTATTAGATAGAGCTACTACAGTAGTTATACCTACATATCCAGTAGAAGCAAGCCCTAATGGAATAGTTACAGCTTTAGCTACAACTATAGTATTACCTAGTGAGCTTGCAGCAGATACAGATGCACTAGGTGTAATGCTATCTGCAGTAACTACTACATCGCCCAGCGCAGAAGAAGCAGATACAGGTGCTAAGCTAGTGTTGGCAGGGGCTACTACAACGACAGGGTTTGTTGCAGCAATAGCAGATACACCTACTACATCAAAGCGTACTTCTACATCAGTAGAGAATGGTGAGATAGATAATGCGCTAAAGCCAAACATTTAAGTATCCTCAGTTAGGGTTTAACAGGCCACACGACATCCTTCGGGAAGCCAGCCTGTTGTGGCACATCAAGCAGAGACTGACGGTAGACTGCCCAATCATCCTGCTGTTCTGCTGAGAGTGTAGCCCAGCGCAGTGGATTGCCGACGAAGGCATCTACTTCAGCTAACAGGCCGTCACGCTCCATGCGAAGCTGCTCAGACAGTGCTGCGTCTATATCTTCTGGCAAACAACCGTGGGCTTCTAGGTAGTCTCTAGGGGCTTTACCCATTAGGATGTTCTCTGTGTGAGACCAAACATCTGCATCCACAAATGTACCAACCCAAGGGTTTTCAATTGCTGTATAATCTTCCATTTAGTCCTCCTATGATATGGTCTTATATGCTTGACTCGCTGCCGAAGTGGTTGGGCCAACAGTACCATTATTAGTCAAAGCTGTAGTAGTATAATAAGGACCGCCCCAAAGACCCCCTGCTGTGTGAAGACCACTTGTAGCATATTGATAAGTCCTGCCACCTCCGAGTAAGTATACAACCACGTAGCTACCAGCATCACCAGTGCCACCAGCAGAATGAACAAAAGCTCTATTGGAGTATACATTTTGTCTAACAAAGTAGTTACTGGCATATCCACCCCAGCCATAAGGATGCGTATCAATTTGAAATGTTACAAGTCCATCCCAAGTTGCATAGTTATGTACGTGCTTCCATATTAAGATTTTACAGCCCCAATGTCTCTCAAATATAACTGGGTAGTACGTACTTGCACTGCCTCCAACAGTGAAACTCCCCTCAGAAATGTGGTTATGATCAAGAGGTGCTTTAGCGTCTAACTCAACTTGGATAGCCGCAGTGGCAGTAGCTTCAGCAGCCACAACATCCGTATGCTCGACCTCTTGTGTCACTGCATTCTGCCGCAGCTTTGCGAACCAGTCTGCGGCTAGTCTTGCTCGTGATCTACTCATGTTGATGCCTCCTGAGAAGATAGTTCTGCTTTTGGCTTTGGATTGCTATCTTTAACCTGTTGGATCAGAGACGACATTTCTGTTGGGAAAACCCCAGCGTGAAACAGTGCGTCGAGTTGATCCCCAATAGACGGGTAAGAAGACGCCCTAGCTTTACGGGTTTCCTCAGTGCTGTGTTCAAGCATTGCTTTACCAAATGCCTCGTCCGTCATGCCAAGATGCTCACGTAGGGGGATAACCCCACCATTGCCATCTGGGATACTGCTGTCAGGTGTGACAACGTATGTAATATCTTTATAAGTAAACCCCATGATTATCTCCTCACCAAGCCAATCGTTTTAAATAGACACCAACATTGTAAAATTGCGTGTTTACAGGTACGTTAATGTATAAGTTGGTGTGACCGTATGCACCCACAGAGTTATCACTATCCAAGTAGAAAGTAGGCTCTGCTACCGTCCTGTGATGGTAGTGACTGTTTAAAGTTAACTGAGATGGCCCTGTTGCATTGTAGGCTGTTCCAGAATGGTTCGTAGAAATGACACCTGAGTATGAGGCACTCCAATAATGAGTACCCGCACCGTGGGGGCCAGAATCATACATCCAAATCATTAGCGCAAATGTGCCTATACGCTGAGTGTCGCCTACCGTCATAATGCGGGCCAATTTGTAGTTGGATCCTGCGGTCATCACGAAAGTATCAAGTTCGGCGATGTTTGTGCCACGTTCATCGTCTATTACAAGGTTGCTACCAAACTGTTTCAACTGACCGCTTGCAGTAAGCGAACCCGTCATAGTGTCACCTGTTGTGTTCACATAGCGACTGTCAGCTTCAACCTTCGAGTAGGTCTCAGCCATCGTATATACATCAGCCACCTCAAACGTACTATACGACACAACCTCCAGCACATCACCCGCAGCAGCACCAACAGTCAGCACAATGTCTGAACCATTAGTAGCTGTGTAGTCTGCGCTGTCTAGCAGGTGTACCCCGTTGAGATACACGTCGAGGAAGCCAGCGGTGTAACCCGCTGTGGCGAAGCTAGTCTGGGAGGCTGTAGCTGTGAACGACTGGCGTGTCTGGGTGGCCTGTGGTGTTGGGACGTTGCCAATGTACCCACTCATCAGATAACCTGCTGGGCTAGTTCTGCCTCTGCTTGACGCTCTGCTGAAGTCTTGACGACACCGTGTTCAAACGCATGAGCCACGATAGCTTCACGGGTCAGAGGGATGGCCTCGCCGTTGTCCAAGCAGTGCTGCACTGTTAGCTGCACGATCTCGTCGTTAGCAATGCGGCAGCGTTCTGTGACTGCGTTGATGGCCCAGTCTTCAGGTGACAGGGCAGCGTATTCAAGACCTTTATATTGTGTCTCAGTCAGCGTGATTGTGATGTTTGGCATGTTGATGCCTCCTTTTGTTTGTGTGGGGGGTTATCCGAGAAGGTAGCCGCTGAAGTAGCTGTGTGGCCCAGCAAAAGACCCGTTGAGGTGCGTTGTGCCTACCCAATGAACTATACTCACGGCGTCCCCTGCAACTAGGTAGACCACAAACACATCACTGCGGTTAGTGTATCCTGTTGGAGCATGGTTCTGCTCAATAGAAGTCTGACGGACCCCGTTAACGTAGAAGTAATCGAAAGATATTAGGTTGGGAGGGGTAAACAGCATTACGTTAAAAACGTAGGCCCCATTAACAGGGGCGGTGAACGTAAATGTGCTGTTATTGTAATGATTGCCTATGTTTTTATCCACAACGTCAAACGGTAATATCTGCCCCTGTGTCGTAATATTTACGTTAGGCTGTGATCTGGCCTTAAAGAAAGGCTGATACGGCATAGTGACATGACCAGCATTAGACACAGCAAGCACTAAGTTCGTGTCTGTCGTAGAAGCCGTGATGTCCCCAGTGCTATTACCATACGCCACGCCAAACACGGTTCCAGAGGCTGTGCCTGTGCCGCCATTATAACCTACTACAAATGAGTTATCACCCGCTGCTGTTGTTCCATTTCCAGAGGCAAACGCAGTATACCCACTTGCATATGTTCTATTCCCAAAGTTTGCTGAGTAGCTACCACTAGCATTCCCCCTACTAGCCTGTGCGAAGGAACCGATGCCAGAAGCTGTTGCTATATAACCCGCCGCTACGGAGTTATCACCAGATGCTAATGCACGATATGCAATTGCTGTTGAGCGAAGGCCAGATGCTTCTGAATTAGAGCCAATTGCTGTGGAGTTATCGCCAGATGCCGTTACACCACCACCAATTGCTGTGGATTTGGCACCAGTAGCGCCACGGGTTGTAGAAGCAAAAGCATTATAACTCAAATCAAGGGCGTCAGAACCTATATCCCCATAGTAAGCTGGGTTGTTTACTCTATGAGCAGTGCCATATCCTGTGTTGGCACCCTCAGTAAACGATTTAAAAGCAATCTCAGCGTCAGCTTCAGCCTTCGAGTAAGTCTCAGCCTTCGTATAGGCATCAGCAACTTGAAACGAAGCATACGAGATCACGACAACCTCGTCGCCACTCTCAGCAGCAGAAGTCAGCGTGATGCTTGTGCCATTAGTCGCTGTGTAGTCTGTGCCGTCTACGAGACGAACACCGTTGTGAAACAGATGCACGAATGTGGGCGTGTAGGACAATCCAGTGAGGACTGTTGTTGTCGTGGTGATTGCGAAGGTCTTCTTGCGTTCAGCGCCAGAGGAGACAACGGAAGCCCTTGAGCCAATATAGCCAGCCATTATGCTTCTCCTGTGGGTTTAGGGTATGCGACTTTGACAGCGTTGATGGCGTCATCAAGTGTCGTGGTGCCGTTCTGTCTGTCCCAGTAAGCCATGTCAGCTTGCTCAGTCAGACTTGGGTAAGCTGCGGCTCTGTCACGCTGATACTGGTTGGCGTCATAGGCTGCTTGTAAGCGTAGAACCTCTGCCGCCAGTTCTTCTGTGGTTGGCTGGGTCTGCTCAGTGTCATGCCACTCAAGGATGTCATCACGCAGCACCCATTGTGATGCTGGGCGGAGGGACTGTAGTGCCGCTATTGTATTTATTGCACCAATCATCCTGCTACCTCCATCATTTGGACGCTCGTAATCCCGTTACCGTAACCAGTAGTGTAATTATAATAGACTTGGACATTAGCCCTTACGCTTAGATAATATGTGTTTGTTCCGACTACTGGCGATGCATCAAAAAACGAGGTAGATGTTTGCGGCATCCTCCAGCCTCCATTCCCATTTCCCTGACTAATCATTTCCCCGACAACATCACCCGTAGCGTTTTTAATGCGCCATCGCTTTACCCCAGCATATTCCATTAGTGAAGAAATGTTGATTTGGCCGTGAATAGAGGAACCAGCAGCTACATTGTGAATAGGGAAACTCCACAGTGTAATGTCGTCAGGCCCAACCAAATTTACGTTAGTGCTATCTGTATAAGTCACAACCTGCAACACTGATCCAGCAACATTGATACCCAAGTCAGATGCAGTGGGAACCCCGCCAGCGGCAGTCTGGATAGTGTCAACTTTTAAGGCTGTGCCGTTCGCAGTGATTGCATCTGTGAGGTTCAGTAAATCTGTCTGCTTGCTCATTAGCTCTGCTCCAAGACCGAGATAATAACATCTACAGAAGCAGCCGTATTAGATGTAACAACTGCTGTATCTGCGGCTTCCAGGATAATCTTACCATCCAAGACAC